TCTAGACTCTTTACTAAGAGTTCTGAAGTTAATAAAGAAACACTATATGAAGATACGATGTCTGAAAATTCAGATGATCCGGTCTTTACACTTATAGATGCTATAGCTCACCAATTTGAAAAGAATCTTATTAAAAATAAAGGTTATGAAAACGATATTATACAATGCATTTATTCTCGACATGGACACACTAATATAGAAATGGGTGATATTTTATTCAATAGGAAACAGAGTTTTCTGTTGAAATTAACTGTTGAAGAACTGCACAGTCTTTTAACTCTTCTTAAAGGAGAAGTTAAGTATGTAGCGGACTTCTACGTTAAGATTTTAACACGTATCTCTAAAGATGAATATATAGGCTTAGGTTTTGAACATCACGATGATAAGTTATTTAATGTAAAAGTTAATACTTTCCGTGATAATTTCGCTATACCTATGAAGAAATTTACCAATTTTATTATGGATAATAAATTTACAATTTTATTCTTTGGAGGTATGTTAACTTCCTTAGTATATTATATAATAAAGAAAACTGCTCCACTTATAGATGATGTAGTTGTACCAGAATCTGTAGATCTTAACCGCATGAAAGCACCTAATAAACAAGGTAAACAAGCGCGTATAAGAACTATTGCTCAGATAGGTAAAACTGTACACGCTAAGCCACAAAGTGGCCTTTCTAATGACATGTACATACCAGAATTGCCTAAAATCAAGAGTGAAATTTTTAATGACACTCGAGGTGGTATTTCTGATATAAAAGCAGTTGTTTGTAATAAATTTTTATATGTTATATATTTAATACGTCCTCTTGCTCCTGAAGGTAGAAAAACTCTCAGAGTAGGTCATTGTGTTAATATAAAATCTAATTATTTTGAGATGCCTCTTCACTATATTTATCAACTTGCAGAATCTGCAGATGGTGAATTTGGTAAGGGTTCTTATGTTATTTTATCTTCTCCTACTAAACGAAATAATACTCGTGTATATATTAATGATTTCTTAGAACATTATTCTACTACTGATGTAGCAGCAGATAATGATAGGTGTATAGTACATATTCCAATCATGAATGCTAACTCAACAGGTATTTATCAATTTCTTTTGAATGAAGCCGATATCAAAGTTCTAGCTAGAACTGGTGGATTTAAAGCTTCCCTTTTGGGAACTTACCATCAGAATCTTGAAGGACGTGATCTCTTACTTAAATCTACGCATTTTAACGCTAAATTTACAGGAACTGCTGTTGCTGTAAAAGCTGAGTGGTTTGATGAAGATTCACATTATGCTTTAAATGAGACGGTAGTTTACTCTGCTGTAACAGGTGAAGGAGATTGTGGATCATTATTATTTATCGAAAATAATCAATTTAATGGACGTTATATCCTTGGATTTCATATTGCTGGTAGCACCACTCATGGTTACTCTAACATTGTCACTCAAGAACGAGTAGATCAATTATTTGAAGTTTTAGAAATCAAACCACAATGTTTTACTTCTGAGGAAATTCCAAAATTTTTAACTTTACTTCCCGTACACGATAAAACTGATATTCTAGCTCCTAGCTATAAAATAGATCCTTCGATTTTATCGGGTTCTATTTCTTTTTCCTCAATTAAGAAATCAGCTTTCCATAGTAGATTGCCTGCACCTTATAATGCAGTAGCTACTATCCCAGCCAAACTTCGACCCTTCATTTATGACGGAGTTGAAATTGACCCTTGGAAAGTTTCTTTATTAAATTATGCTAGAGAACCTCAACCTATACCTTACGCCTTTTTAGAAGGTGCACGAGATTCTTATTATGATCTTATATACCAGAATGATTCTACTCCTCTATTGGGAAAGAGAATTATTCCTTTAGAAGAAGCATTGCATGCTTTTGAAAATGTGAGTTCTATTTCTCCGTCTACTAGTGCTGGTCTCCCCTATAAATTTAAAGGAGAAACAGATTGGAAGAAAGAGTATTATACTGCTTGTCAAAATTTAGATGACGTTTCTAAAGACATAGCATTTAGAACCTTAGAGGAAGATATTAATAATACCATAGAAATGTATAGAAATAAAATTAGACCCTGGTCAGCATATATAGATTGTTTAAAAGACGAGAAAAGAGAACGCGCCAAAGCCCTTAAAGGCTCTACTCGTATGTTTTCAGCTTGTTCTTTTAACAAAATATTGTTGATTGGTCGAATGTATTTCGGTTCTTTTATGTCGATGTTTACCAGACTTAATATTAAATTAGGTCATGGTATCGGATTAAACCCTTATAGCAAAGACTGGGACGTTATGTCTCGTGAATTGATGCGATTTGTCGATAGACAAGGTTTACCAAAATTCGGCGCCGGAGATTATAGTAAATTTGACGGGAGTGAAACACAGGCTATTTTATGGCTCGTTTATGATATCATTGCAAGATGGTATGGTTCTTCTGATCAAGAAGCTAATGTGATACGCCAGTTTATATGGAGTGAAGTTGTTAATTCAATACACCTCAATGCTGGGAATATATTTGAATGGGATTCCTCTTTACCAAGTGGGTGTTGGCTTACCGCCTTAATTAATTCAATTTATAACCATATTAGTTTTAGAGTTGCTTTTCAATTTGCTGATCATGACATTAAAACGTTTAATTCTAACGTAGTACTTTATGTGCTCGGAGATGATAATGTCTTTTCTGTCTCAGCAGATTTAGAAGACACTTTTAATGAATTGACTTTACCAGGTTTGATGGCCAAATTAGGAATGAGTTATACCACAGAATCCAAAGGCGTCGCTCTTACAAAGTTTAGACGTCTAGAAGATATAGAATTTCTGAAACGTAGTTTTAGATATGATCCAAAGCTTAATAGATGGGTCGCTCCTATACAAATTAAATCCATAGCGGAAATGCTTAACTGGACACAGAAAGGTATTTTAGGAGATACTATTGCAGTAGATAATGTTGGTTCTGCTATAAAGGAATTTTCTTTACACGGTAAGAAAGTTTTTGACGAATGGGTACCACCCTTGTTAGAACTTAAAACTATTTATTATCCTGATATTAATCCTAACACCCCATTCCACTTTACTTTTGAGACAGCTTATAAAGATGTTCTCAAAACAGAGTGGTGTCTATAAAATATACCCAAAGTTGGTGAGACTTTTTAAAATCATCACTCTTCGTTCCTAAGCGAAAACAAGTAAATTTAGGAAATGTCCTGGTATGACATTAAACTACCACCTAGTCCCAAAGACAACATTTGATGTGATCTTGCTTATTTAATAATTATAACTAATCTATGAGTACTGCTATCAGATGATTATCCTGCTCTTTTTAGAGATCAACAGGAAAGGCATTCCCTTAAACAAATTTAGTTATTCCCCTGTATTATTTTAATTCAACTCTTACAGGTTACAAATAGAATTGCTATCCCAATGAACAATACTACTAATGCGAAAGACATTCAGATGTCAATTAACAGTAATTCCTCGTTATTACATATACAAACGAGCGGGGGTCCCACACCTGACGTGGTCAATGATACAATGGTAAGCGAAGGCGCCAGTACAATGAAAGAAGCTACAACTACTTTTATTGATGATGCCCTAACAGTTAAGATGGATGAATCTATGAATTCACACGTCGATACTGCGATTATCAATATGCTAGATACCCAAGCTACAGAGCAGACTATACAACAGTTCTTAGCCAAGCCTATCATAGTTCAACAAGGATCTTTTAACATTACAGATACTTATTCCTTTTTGAACTCAACCCCTATACCCGAGTCAATATTTAATTCCACAGCTGGACAAATGTGGCTCAAGAAATTAGATGGTATTTTTGGAATCCGTATGGATATACGTTTCCGTCTCGTCGTAAACGCGAATCCTTTTCAACAAGGTCGATATATGATGGGATGGGTTCCTCTTGCAGGTTCTTCACCTACCACTTCTCAATTTAAACAATTAGCTAGAAATAATCAAATGATGGCTACATTAGTGCAACGAACGACAGTTCCTCATGTTGAATTGGATATTAGTTCTCAGACCTCCTGTGAGTTACTTATTCCTTTTCAATCAGTCCAAGGATTTTATCCTATGAGTTCTGTTCTTTCGGCGACAAATGTAGGAGTCCTTGGTTATCTAAATCTATACCCTTATTCCCCTTTAGTAGCACCAACTGGTTCCACCACAGCTTCTTACACGCTTTATGCATCGTTCGAGAATGTGAAATTGGTTGGCGCTGCCGCCCCGCAATCTGGTATCTCTGACAAAGAAGTTTCTTCTAAACAGAATGGTCCAATTAGTGGGGTTGCACGTGCTTTCGCTAAAGGTTTCAAGGAATTTGCACATATACCACTGCTTTCTTCTTATGCATCCAATATTTCTTGGATTGCTGATAGAATCGCAGTAACTGCCTCAGTTTTTGGCTTTAGTAAACCCACGCAAGGTGATACTTTAGTTAAATATCAGAGGTTGAATGCACCTTCTCATACTAATGTAGATGGTGATTCAGACGCTCGATCGTTATCCTTTCTTTCCAAACCAGGTGTTAAATTACTTGATGGATTGAGCGGTACGACCTACGACGAGATGGACTTTGCGTACATTGTACGGAAATATGCTTACTACCAACAATTTACCTTTCCTGAATCGGCTGCTGTAGGTAATTTAGTCAATATTCCAGTCAGTGTTAATAAATCACTTGGAGCTTTTCCATTGATTCATTTTACTCCAGTCTCCTTCGTAGCTAATATGTTTACGTATTGGCGAGGTTCTCTGAAATTTAGATTCAAGTTAGTGAAGACTCCATTTCACTCCGGGAGGTTAGCCTTTACCTTCTACCCTACTGACGAGATTACCAATATAGGTGCTCCCTGGTATGCCAATCGCATGATATTAGATATCCGAGAAGCAACAGAGATCGAACTTATTATCCCGTATATTAGTAGGAACCCTTACACTTTCATTGGCACCAATATAGGTCAACTAGCAGTAGATGTTATTGATCCTTTGGTTGCCCCTGCTTCTGTCTCTAATACGATCACTATATTGTGTGAAATAGCCGGAGGTGATGATTTAGAATTTGCTATACCAGCATCTTTTGAATTCACTCCCATAAACGCTGTTCCTCAGTCTGGTCTTAATAAAGACTCACAACTCGTTTCAGCCACCATTGGTTCTAGTTCTGTATCAGGCGATCCCCACGTTTTCTCAGGAATAGCGATGGGTGACAAAATTTCCTCTTTGAGGGTCTTTCTCAAGCGATACACACCTATACAACTTAATGATGCTTCACTTGCCTCCACTGTACAACTTAATGGTGCGTGTTTATTCATGCGTCCAGATATGATTAGAAGTTTACCTGTTGGAACTATACCAGCCTATATACATAAAGCTGATTTTGTTTCAATAATTGCTTCTTGTTATGCTATGTGGAGAGGTGGAGTTCGCGTTAGAGATGTGATCGATAATGGAATGTTAAGTGGTCTTCTTAGCGTCTCTCCTTACACGAATGGAGACGCTAGCAACGGCTCAACTGTTACGTATTTGCAAACTAACAATAACCAATTCGGTTCTTCAGATGTGTTATACTCAACTGATACCCCGGGCATTACAGCCCTTTTGAACTATCCAAAAGTCATACAGAACATTAATCAAAATAATGTTGTGTCATTGGAAGTTCCCCAATATACCCCGACCTTTGCTAGGAACGTCGTTGATTGTATTTATACATCAGCAGCGTTCTCTTATCAACAGATGGCTTCGGCTTCAGCTTCAGCAGTTACTGCTGGATTTCTGACCATTGCTCTTCCTAGCAGCACTACGACAGGCTTGACACCACGTAGTGGACACCAATTGCATAATGTGTCCCGGTCTATAGCAGATGATGGAGATTTTTCAGTCTTTATCGCTGTGCCACCTTTACAGTTTGTACCGCAGGTTTCTACCTCGCCGGCTATAAACTTGTATTAAGTCAAACAACAAAAGCAATCTACCGTTAGAGGTTTAGTAGGTTGCAGCCAGTTAAGTTCTCCTCTTTACAAGGAACTGACTGTTGCGGGAGTAAAATTACTCGTATTAATTCGGAAGATATTCATCGGACCAAAGTTATTATACGGGTGGTTCCCGTATTATAACCTTTGCTCAGATGCCAGACAAGAAACTGGTCTCTTCGCCGAGT